GAGAACGTCACCTGGCCTGCGGCGTTGGTCATCGTGATACCGTCGCCGCCGACAGGTGCGGTCTGATTGAATATCACCAGGTCAATCGTCGCCGTTCCGGCCACGTCGTCCCGCCCTGTGTAGGAAATCTCGCGCACGATGATATTGCCGCCGTCAAACCCTACCGACACATTCGGGTTATCCCATTTACCGAAAGGAATACCGCTCACCGGAAGCGCAGCACTGCCGTTAACCGTAATGCGTCCGGACCAGGCGCAGGTCATCAGCGCGGCCTGATTAGATATGGCAGTGAAGTCAGTCGAGTTTGAAACCAGTAATCCTTCGTTATAAGTCGCCGCAGGCAGCAGCTCCATGACGTAGCCAGACCAGTCAGGGACAAGACTTTTTCCACCGATGGTCTCAGCCCCTATAATGACCCCTGAGTCACCGTTTCGGGTGACGCTGGTCATAATGGCCACATCAAATTCAGCAAAGGAATAGATGTAAATAGGGTTAGTTGGCACAACAATAGCCTGTGAGCCAGGAACGAGTGGCGTATTGACAGGGTACTGCATGAACTGAGATGACCAGCCCGAGAACGATATGCAAAAACTCGGGGCACGAAGCCCCGCAGTAATCGCCATCACCGGACGGCCATCGTTATAGTCGATTAATATCCCTTCCGGCATTATGACCACCTCCCGACGACAACCCGACCACCGCCAGATAAATTGACGGTCAGGCCATTCCCGTTGATGACAACAGTGTTATTAACGCCGTTAAATGCAAACTCACCACTATCGGCATATAACTTTCCATGGAATTCCGGGCTGGCATTCTTGGGTAAGTTCCAGCCTCTTACGCCGGGAATGAAATTCGACGATTGCAGAGAATCGGTAATTTTACCAAAATCAATGGACGCTTCCTGGATGAGCACACTGCGAATAAATACCTGCCCGTTATAGACAAAGAATGCAGCCTGCCAGTTACCTGGATTGTTACCGGAGTAAATACCGAACTGATCGGCGGCAAATACAACCGTAGATTTATAGCTGTTTCCATCAGGTTCGATGGACATACCGAAACCCGTGTTGTATTTAACACCATTTCTTACGATACCCATGTTCAGCGTGTAGGAGGCTTTGGCTGTTCCGTCGCTATTCACCACCGCAGTCATTTTCTGGTTTACAGCAGAGGTCAGACTGCCATCAGGTCCTATTTGAGCCTGGACATAAGTGGATAAGTCAGCGAGCCCCTGCTCAGCAGTAGCCACCGTGGTTTTTACGACCAGAATATCAGCGCGTACCTCACCATATTGTTGATACTGATGCTCAACGGTGCCATGGTTCGCCAGTGCATTTTCCATAATGCCTTCCAGATTTGTATCAACTCCGTTTTTAATATTCTGGAATGCATCAGAGTTCTGAATCTGGTCATCAATGATGTCAATCAGCCCGCCAGTGTCCATAGAACACAACGCCGGAACTTCAATAAAACCGGATGCACCAAAGGCGTTAACCGTTCTGATGTACCAGTAATAGGTATGTCCAACCTGTAGCTGATTGCTTGTCCAGGTCGTTCCCATCCCCTCGCGGCTGGCATTCCCTTCCACCGTGGCTGTTGAGGTATTGGGCAGTTTCGTTTCGCCTGACGTCCAGAAATCGAACTGTGTGGAAACATTAGTGATCGCCGCCAGACGCGGGATCAGCGTGACGGCAAAGAATCCCTGCTCAATATCAACATGGGAAGGTGCTGGCGGGGCTTCAATGCTGAATTCCAGATACCCTTCTGGCGACTCTGCCCCCATCTGGTTTACAGCAATAACGTGTGCTGTGTAGGTATTTTTCGGTAACCCGGTAAGACGCGTGAACGTACCCGGAGCCTGGACGGACATCACCATCTGACCATTGCGGCGAATGACCACTTTGTTGTAGACCACCTGACCGATGTTTTGCCAAGACAGAATGCCCTGTACTACCTGTCCGATTTCCTCCACGGTGTATTTCAGATTCTGCGGTTGTGCCACACCGCCTGATGGCAACTGAGTAAACGGAGGTCGCTCGATCGGTTTACCAACAGCATCACCCCAGACATCTGCTGTTTCCTGCTTCAGCGTCAGTTGCACACCGTTCTGCACGCCAAATTTCCAGTCCGTTACCCGCATCTCAACATTCACGATACCGATAGACGGGAAATTCACCTTCACATACATTCCCGGGCGATAACGATACCCGCTCAGGTTTAACGTAACGTTCATGGTTCTGGCGATGCGGGTGCGCTTTAACTTCACGTCTGCCAGACGCTGGGCCTGAAATTCAGAGGTCACAAATCGCAGCTTCATATCCTGCGATATTTCCACGCCGTCTTCCGTCACCCATTCACTGACAGACACAGAAGGGAAATCCGCTTCGGTATAGCCCTGCTGCGGATCGACAAATGTCCCCTTGATAGTGTTAACACGTTCCGCCTGAGAGACTTCCGGCATGATTTCGATATCACCGGCCAGCTGGCTCTCAGTGATCACCTCTGTCGCAGGACCATAATAAGCCCCGACCAGAAGGCCATGTTTGCCCGCGGTGTACGTTACATCCCCGGCGCATGCCGCCAGCATTCCCTCCAGAATACTGACTTTGTTTTCACTGAGATCGAACTCACCGTTGATGGTATAGCGCTTCTCAACGGTATTACTGCCAGTAATCACATCCTCATCACAGATATTCGCCGCTTCCTTAAACTGGTCCCAGAGAATATCGGTATCGGGTACTTTCAGGTAATTGCGGTAATAGTCCAGGATAACCAGCGCAGCGTTATTGCTGTAACCCGTCAACCCGGTACGCGGGTCATAAATAGCCCGCCCCTGCTTTTCGACCTTGATATTAGGGATACCTGCCGGGAATTTTTCTGCACTGAATTTGAGGGATACACGCAGCCAGGTGATCCCCTTTCCGATCATGTCTTCTTTCCATGACGGACAGTTTGCCAGCATGTACGGATCTACGGTCTGGCGATTGATATGCAGTTCAAAAGACGCATTCTCCGGAAAACTACTGATCGGCTCATCACCAAGCCAGACAGTCTGCACACCGGATAATGGATGCCCTGCAAGGGCTATGGCCAGATGCAGCATTTCGCCATCATCCTGTTCGCCAGCCTGCTCTTCGGAAAAGAACAGAGTGCCAGCAGATGTGGAACGACCATAAACAACGGTTTTGGCACTGGCCGCTGCGCGCAGAACCTGTTTGCGTTCAGACGTATCACGGTAGGAATTCAGTGATGGAGTCTTGGTCAGCGCCTGAGTGGCAATCTGTGCGGCAACGGTGATAACCATCGCAATGGCATACATTTCATTTGCCGCTGCCACACCTGCGGCAATGGTGGCAACAATAGGAACAGCAGCAGGCATTAACGTACCCTCCAGACACTCAACGGTTTAACCCGCAGACTGACAAGACCAGTTTCGCCAGGCACCCACACAACGCCGGAATACACCACCCCGGCACACCGCGCCCCGGCATTTTCAACAACGGCAATATCCCCGCGCTGCGCCAGATTCACTGGCACTTCATCGAGATACCGGGACAGCACCTTTTCAAGCGAACCGCCTCCTCGCAATATCGCCTTTTTCGCCCCATGCTCACTGTCGTAGGTTCCGCGCCAGCCTGCCGCAAAATCCTCGCCGCACATGGCCTGAGCACAGTCCGCCGCGAACAGGCAGCAGTCATGACTGCCCCATAAAAAAGGCCGCTTTTCAGCGGCCCTTATTACGGTAATTAATCTGTTATGCCAGTCCGGATGCTTCATGCTTCCTCACTTATAGGTAAATCCTGGTGCATCTTTTTTACTGCCCCAGTAAATCGAACGTTCAGACATCTACGCCACATACCGGAATATGCGGTCGCCGGGATAAGCAGCCTGCTGCGATTCATCGGTATAGCGATCGGGGAAAGGACGCTGCCAGTCTTCAAAAATATTACTGATGGTGTACTGCAGGGCGTTCGTCCCGCCAGCGGTAGCTCCCGTACTGGATACCCGCCCTTTAAACAGGAGATCGGCAACCTGGACAACACCGTTATCATCCATGGCCACCAGATAGATTTCGGCATTTCTGCCCACGCATCGCTCATTAAGCGTGGTAGCAAAGAGGGCCATATCCAGACCTGAGAGGGTCATTTTGACCTGCGTGGGGCTTGTCGTGCTGGTTTCACTGGCATCATCAACAGAACCCATGCGCCCCATGCCGTAATAGACATAACCCCCAAGAACCAGTGTCCCGGTACCGGAATGTACATAGACGGTACCGGATTCAAACTGAATATTGGCGGCGATCGCGACCGTCACCCTGTCGCGGGATAACCAGTCCACCATCGAATCCGAAAAGGGGGAATACAGCATTAAAATGCCTCCTCAAGCTCCAGTGTATAACTGGTAAAAACACCCGGCACACGGTTACCGGCTCCCTGCTGGTTATCCTTCAGTTTGAAAATGCCGTAGGGTTTCGCGATTTCAATGACTGCATTAGCAGGCGGAGAACCACGCAACATCGGCGCAAATACAATCATTGCGGTCCCGTTCGCAGCGCTCGTCACGTCGGCCGTAACCATCTTCAGCTCGTCATTAACAGTGAAATAATCGCCCTGTCTGAGCACCACTGTTCCCGGCGTCCAGCCCTTACTCTGGATCTGGGTTCCGGTCTGGTTAGCGCCATCAACAACGGGCACGCCCGCTGGCGTTCTGCCACTTCGCCCCCAGTCACGAACTTTTACCCTGCCATACTCACCGTCAAGCGAAGCCACCAGAGCATCTATACGTCTGGATTTTTCATCTGTCAGGTTATTAAAGGTCAGGGAACAGACCCAGCGGGTACCGGGAAAGCGTGCTGTCTGCGATGAGCCATTGAAGGGGGAACGAAAGGTTTTGGTATTACTTTCTGGTCGCCAGGTCAGCGACGCGGGACAGACATCTTCCGGCCATTCGAGTACAGCCATAGATTCTCCTGCATTATTCTGCGCCCAGCGGCGCTACTGATCATTTGTCAGGATGTTACTGATTTACATACCTGGTTATGGTTGTTACTCAGCCCGTCAGTGGTGGGACACTGACGCACTCAGATTAAGGAGGGATAGCTGATTACCTCTGGATAAGGAAATAAAATGAAGTTTTACCTGTCTAAAGTGCAACTGCTACACATTGGAATGCCAGGTGATTACGAACCAGAAGCCGGGGATCCAAATGTCAGATTTACCGTTTATGGTGAGCACGGAGAAAGCATCACCAATCATATATACATTAAGGATGCGAAGAGTCGCACTCTCGTGGATCTTGAAAAAGAAGTTAATCAGTACCTCAATGGATTATATTCCGCCTCAGTCAAGTAATCGGCGTAGTGGTCCACGAGAAATAAAGTCTTGATGTATTTGTTTCATAGCCGCCTCCGCACCAGCAGTAGCGGCTTTCTCCATTGCCTGGCGTAATTTATCTGATTCGCTTACAGGGGAACTAAAACAGTTAATAACAATAACCCCTCCCCCTTTAAGATGAACAGTAATACCGCCATCTGCTAATGTAACTTTGTCGCCCCGCTCCTGAAGTCCATTATCATTAACTTTCAGTTGCTGTCGAACAGAAGCACTGAGTTCATCAATCGCGCAGTTAATCTCATTATTGGCCTGGCGCATATGCAAAAGCGACTTTTCCAGCGCTTCAACACTTTGTTCTAAAGTCATAACTTTCTCCCGCCTTTCGGCTGATTAAATTAAGAATGCAGGCCATTACACGCCTAACAAACGACGTGCCTGCCCTCGATTGGAAAAGTCCTGCAAGATATCTTGCCGCGCCTGTTTAGCGCCGTCATTGGCCCCTTGACGGGCGGCTTCCTGCATAGCCTGCTTCAGTGCAGCGTCTCCGTTACCGGATATGTTGAAGTGCTGATGAATAATCGTATCGCCACCGCCTGACGTGGAACCCGGATTGCCAACCATGCGAACCCCCAGCGAACCATCAGCTGATCGTGTCAGTGGCATAATCGCTTCTGGCCCCGCTTCCCCCATAAGCCCAGCGCCTTTTGCAAAAGCAAAATATGTAGGCGTGCTGACAATGCTGTTGCTGTAAGCGCTCAGACCTTCAGAGGCATATGCACCACCTTTTGCATTCAGCTTTATGCCAGATGCGGCAGAGTTATAAGCGCCAGAAGGAGTGCTGCCAGATGCAGCGCCAGCCCCCGCCCCAAACATACCGCCGATCGAACTGAAAAAACCGCTGTTACTGGCTGAGCGCAAAGAATCCACCAGCATCGCATTGAGGATAATTTTCTGCATAGACTGGAGCACAGAACTGGCCCAGTCTTCCCAGTCAACCTTATTACCGGCCAGTGCATCAGAAATGTTACCCACCAGCCCGGACATTGCGTTATTCACCAGGTCAGCAGACTGAGATGCATAATCAGAAGCAGTGTCAGCCCAGTTTGCAAAACCTTCACGCATACCCGTTGTCCAGTCACTGCGCTGAGCGTCAGAGGCTGAGTAGTAAGCTTCCTGATCTCGTAACCGTTCATCGAGATAACGTTTATTCAGAGCCAGCCCCTCCTGATAAAACGTTTCGTCAATTTCACCAGCCTGGCGTTGGCGTAACAGGGCTGTATTCTTCTCTTCAAACTCTTTGCGGATATTGAACTGTTCCCGCATTCGCTCTCGGAAACGGGTGCCTTGACCATAACCAAGTAACTCCGCATCATTAGCGGCGCGTGAACTGGCGTTGCTATCAGCTAAGTTTGCCTCGTAATTACGCAATTGTTCACGTAGTTTAACCTGATCAATAAGTGCAGCATTGCGCATTAATTCGGCTTTTTGCGACTGACTTAATGTCGAGAGTTCCCCCTGACTAACCTGATATTTAACTTTCGCTAATTCAGTATTTTGGCTTTCAAGCGCGATCTGCTCTTTTTGCTGCTTAATTAAACGGTCATAGGTATCTACCGCCTTTTCTGCATCGCTCTTTGGTCCTTTCTTTTGCGGTTTATTAGTCTGATTATTCCGCCACTCTTCTAAGCCATTGTTAATTAACTCCTGACGGCTGGTCTGGTAACGAGGGTCATTAGAAGCGAAGCCAAGATCATCAGCAGAATAACTTAATCGTAAGCGTTCTCTCTCCTCACCTTTACGGCGAGATAATTCAAGTTCACGCCTACTTTTTTCAATCGCATCCACCTGTTTAGTATTAAGGTCAGCCTGAGGTGACCTTAACGGAGAGTTAACCAGTCCCTGACGAGACATAAGCAGTGAATTTCCCAACCCTAGCAGACGGTTAAACTCTGTATGCTGGCCGTTCATAATTAATAATGACTGATAGGCTGAATTCTGTTCTGCTGCCTGCTGACGTATAAGCGCAATGCGACGATGCTCTACCCCCTCAAGAACCTCCTGAATAGACTGCGATTTAGCCTGCATCTGTGCTAGGCGTTCTTGCTCAATAGCTAAAGCATTAGTGGCATCAGAAAGACCTCGTGTAGCATCATCTATGCTCTTAAGATGGTTAACCATGTAACCTGCAACTGTAGGACCAGGGTTGGCCAACATGTGCTGGTAACCGGAAATTTCTTCCCGTAACTGCCTAACTTTTTTTGCCTGCTCATCAATAAGCCGGTTTTGCTCGTCTAATGCCTGCCTGGTCTTGGCTTCATTATCTGAAGCCTCAGGTAATGACATGGTTTTTGTTTTAGAGCGTATCTGATCAATAGTATTTGCATAGTCTTGTGCGGATCGGCGAGCTTGCTCCTGATTCTGATACATGGTGTACCATGCACCAGCTCCCAGCATAACCAAACCAGGAATCCCGCCAACCAACCCAAGAGCGCCCCCCATCAACCGAGAGCCTAATGATGTCACATTATTTAGGGCTTCCTGCGCTGCGGTCCTTGCCGAAATATTTCTGGTTAATGATGCTTGAGCATCAGATAACCTTTTCTCCGCTGCTGCCTGAGCATCAGTTCCCCTGGTAGCAATTAAAGCTTGTTGTGCCCGATACACAGCTGCACGAGCGCGAGCCGTGGATATTTGAGTACCTCTAACTTGCGCTTCAGCAAGCGCAATCTCACTCTTTGCTGCATTTAATAACCCTGATGTTGCTGAAAACGCTCCGGATGCCATGTCTCCAAACCATCGCGCTGCGCCAACAGCAACAAGAACACCTGCGGCAGTTGCAACTTCATCAATATTATCTGCAATCCCATTTAATGCGCCTGTCAATGTCCGGCTAACACCACTTGCTTCATTTGCGCCGCCAACCCATGCCATAAAAGCGTTTTCAATTTTTGTTGTTGCCGCAGATACAGTCTGCGGCATTGCGTTGTATTCTTCACGAAGTGATCCGAGCTGGCTGATTAATGCCGGAACAACCTTGTCAGCAGTAAGTTGACCTGCATCAGCCATTGCTTTTAAGTCTTTTCTAGCGACCCCCATCCCAGAGGCAAGAGCCCTGATAACACGATCGCCATTCTCATTAACTGAGTTAAATTCCTCACCACGTAAAACCCCCTGAGATAGTGCCTGGCTGAATTGGGTAATAACAGAACTCGCCTCTGCTGTGCTTGCGCCAGAAAGCTTCAATCCGGTAGAAATAGCCTCAGTAACATTTAATACTTCTTCGGAGCTATAGCCGAATTCACGCATTGATGCAGCTGAGCGAGCAAACAGGTTTGCGTTATCTGAAAATGCGGTTCCTGTTCGCTGGCTAATATCCATCAGAGAGCGTTGTGACTGGCTGAAGTCATCAGTTGATTGAGAGGCCTGTTTCAATCGTGCATTAACCGAACTCCATTCATCCGCAAGGGATATCAGGTGCCCGGTGGCGTATGCACCAGCGAAAGCACCAGCAAGCCCCATCGCAGAGGATTTTGCAGAATTAAGTTGGTTCGTTACTTCTGCCAGAGCTCTCTGCGTCTCTCTTGATGCAGCGGCCGCCTGACGACCACCATTCTGCATGGTTTTGTAATAATCCTGCCCCATACGTGAAGCGCGAGAAATTTCTGTCTGGAAAGATTGTGAATTTGCGGATACTTTAATAATCAGTTCTCGCAAGGTAGCCATTATTCATTCTCCAGAAACAAAAAAACCGCCGAAGCGGTTTGTATTATTATTTTTCCCAGACTTTTCGTCGGGCTTCCTCAAGATATTCTTCATCGGTTTTTGTGGGATGATCACTTGATAACAAATCACTACCACAATGCTTGCATTTGATGGCTTCTTTTTTTATTAATTCAGCACAGAACGGGCATTTTTTCATACCATCAAATTCCAGCTTCTCTTTTTCTTCAAACTGTACATCTTTTTTAATAACTAAAGAGTGAACTAAGGCAACAATGAATAACAGAGCCCCATAAATCCACCACCCCAAAAAAGAGCGCCCCTTGCTACTTGCAATCAATGCAGGTATTAGACCAATAACAATTGAAATAAGTAAGATTTCCATGACCTTCCCCTAAACATCATCAATGAGGTAAATCCTATTATCTTACTGAATGAATGTCACTGAGTTGCTGCTGTTAATGCAGCCTCAAGCCCTGCAAACGGGTCCTTCGGTGCTGATTGTTCATCACCGCCCCAGCGCAGGATCGCATCGTCCAGCGGTACTTTCGCCCCTTGTGAGCCGTAGATAGCAGAGACGATCTGAGCTGCCTGAATATCACCACGAATATCGCCGATGGGGCTTTGTCTGTCGAATTCAATCCACATCAGAAGCTCACTTGCCGTCATGGTCTGCCGAAGCTCTGAGAGCGTGCGCCCCATGCGGAGCGCAAGCGCCATCAGAAACTTTACGCCGGGGGTTGCGACTTTTCCCGCGCTTCGTCCGCGCTGTTGATGAGGTCAAGCGCCTGTTTGAGAAGGCGTGAGTGAACGGGCCCGTAAATTTCACGAACCTGGTCTTCTTCATCGACGCTGAATACCGGTTGCTTGTTGGTATCGCAAAGGACATCAATGAACAGCACCACGTCAGCACAAAGATTACGGTGTGCTTTTTCTGATACAGACACCTCGCCTTCTTCATCTGCGCCAGATTTTGCAATTTCCTGCCAGCGTAGCCAACCTTCGCCAGAAGGTTCCCGTAGAACAACCTTCACACCACCCCATTCAGGGACCGTAATGATTTTATGACGAAAGCCTGACATTTTAGCCAGCGCCAGTTCTTTAAGACTCTTTGCCATTTTTTATCCCTGATTAAAGAAGATGAATTACGCTACCGTTACGACGCAGGTTGCTGAGGTGACTTTTCCAGCAGGTGTGGAGGCATCGGTAACTTCACAAACGTAATCACCGGCATCACCTGCAGCAGCGCTTGCCTTGTTGAACGTTGCTGTCGTCTGTCCACTAACCGCGCTGCCGCCTTTCTTCCAGACGTAGGAATAAGGTGCCGTTCCCCCGGCAGCTACGACCGTCAGTGACAAAGCCGCACCAGAGGTAACAGATTTGGTGTCAGGCAGGTCGGTGGTCAGGCGCAGCGCGTTATCAATTTTCGTCGGCTTACCTTTCAGGCGTAACGAGAACGTTGCAGCCACCACGCTGTTTGTCCCTGAAGACCAGGTGTGCTGACGAACTTCAGACAGGAACTGGAAGCCAATACCAGACGGGAAGACAATCCGAAAACCATATGTGGTGTCGTTATCGTAAGCTTCACGCAGCGCATCCTGTGCCGGGTTAACATAGAAGTTACCGGACATAGAGATTTCTGACTGAGCGCCAAGGCCGTTAATGTTTTCCTGCTCGGTTGAGCACAGAGTTGTAACATCAATGTCCTGCTTCTGGCCGCCAGTAAACTGGACCTCTTTGATAGTACAGTGCAAATCCAGCCAGGTTGCGGCACCAATCGTGTCCAGTGTCGCTGGCGCAGAGGTGATCTGAATTTTCGTACCTTGCGATTTTTCATACAGTGAGGACATATTTGTCTCCTGAAAATAGAAAACCCGCCGTAGCGGGTCTGTGAGTTAATAGATGTGTCAGACAGTGACCTGAAATTCCAGCGTCGCCCGGTAATACCGGTTCTCTGGTTCATAATTAGGGGTTTTGCTTATATTGGTGGGATTGAGTGGCTTAACCACCTGAAGCGCCATATCACGAAGATTCCGCGCCTCTTTGAGAGTCAGTGAGTAAACATCCACCTGGACCGATATCCCTGATTCGGCCTGCCCACAAAGAACATCAGCGGTCACATCAGAAATAAGTGAAAAAATAACCCATGGCGGTGATATCGAGGGCTGGCCATCACTACCCAGCGGCGCAACGTAAGGATAAACTTGTCCACCGGCCAGAGGCTTCAGCAAAAGATAAAGGTCATCTTCCGTCATTTACTAAGCACCTCATCAATGGCCTGGTTCATGCGTTTCATAGCAACCTGCGTCGCCAGTTCTTCGCGGGTATCAAACGCAGGACGGACAAAAGGATGTGGGGGCATATTCACTGTGCCCATTTCGACAAATCGCCAGTAAAACGCGTTACGTCGATCGGAGGCTTTCATTGAATTATCGCTGTTACCCGTTCGCATGTTTCGACCACGAATATGAACACCGGATGAAATATCACCGCGTTTACGTGATCGCTGCGTCAGCACCACAACGTTTTTCTTCAGCTTGCCGGTTCGTTCAGGCGCTCTTGCTATCACCTCGTCTTTCAGAACCTCAGCACCAGCTCGCGTGGCATCACGCAGGACTTTGTTGTTTTCGGCTCTGCTCAGTAACTCCAGATCGCGGGAAATCGCTTCAAGACCAGAAAAATTCAGACTGATATCAATCATTTTTCCGCTCCATTTTTACAGAGTATTTCCAGCCTGGTGGCTTTACTGTCGGGTATGGGAGGACCAATGATATTCAGTACCGCGCCTTTGAATGGCCCTGTCAGCACCTTTAATCTTGATGCAGCAGTCACATCACGCCGGAAACGGACCCACACCCGGATCGTTGCCTGCGCCGTTTCCGCACCCGATTGCAACTGCTCCCTGCCACTGATACCCAACACTTCCGCCCATATGGTCTTTCCCTCCTGCCACTCTTCAATCAGTTGCCCCGTTGTATCACGCACAGCAACATAGTTCAGGATAGTAACGCGATGGCGTAATCGACCTGCCTGCATACTCCCTCCTACGTTCCCGGTCTTTTGCGGTGCTGTTTGAGAATCGCCTCAACACCGAATGGAATAGTATTGACGCTGTCGTGACTTACTGGCTCTCTGTTCTCATACCAGTGCGATACCAGCAACATCAGGGCCAGCTTGACATCGTCATCAATTACCAGTCCATCCGGGTCATCTTCCGGAACAGCGTCATCATAAAGATGGCGATTAACAATTTTTTCGGCATGTTTCAGAGAGGCGTTAAGGTACAGTTCCAGCATTACATCTTCGGCATCGTCATCACTGTCGATGCGGCATTGGTAGCGAAGCTCTTGTATGGATGGCTTCATTTGGTTTTCCCGCGTTTTGTTACCGCTGGCTCTGGATCTGACTCTGCAGCGACATGAACATCGCCACCACCAAATTTAATAATGCCAAGTTCGGCAGCAATTTCCTCAGCGCGGGCAGGTAGCTCACCGTCCGAATACACCCCTGCGGGAATGGATTCGACAATACAACCATCTGGGGACCACTTAAGTTCACGCAATAATTCAGGCATAAATCACCTCGAAAAATCGGGGCCGAAGCCCCAGAGAATTAAGCGCCAGTGCCGATCTGCAGCAGTTTAATGGCCTGAGAATCCACCAGCATTCCCCCGGTTCGTTTGGTGGTGTAGAAACCAACGAATGGTTTTTTGGTGTAGGGATCACGAAGAATGCGGGTGCCGATGCGGTCAACAATGGTGTAACCACGCTTGAAATTGCCAAATGCAATTGCTTTAGCATCAGCCGCGATATCCGGCATCTGTTCGTTCTCTGCCACACCGTACCCGGCCAGAGAGGAAGGCTGACCCAGTTCCAGGCCAGGACGCCACAGGTAGTTGCCTTCTGAATCTTTCAGGATTCGGATAGCAAACAGACTGTTGTTGTTCATCATGAACTTAGCGCCATTACGATGCACTTTACGCAGCGTGTAGACCAGTTTGATGATCGCATCAGCCGTTACGCCTGCCGCAGCGCCAGAGAGAATGTGCTGGAGAGTACCAAATGCACGAGTCTTGTCCGGATCAAGCGTGGAAGCGTATGCCAGAAAACCTTTCGGCTTCTTCGTCCCGTTACCGCTGGTAAAGGCGATTTCTTCCTGCTCTGCAAACTCAATTGCCAGTTCGCTGTTGATCCAGTCTTCGACATTGAAAAAGGCATCATCCAGCATGGTTTGAGTCGCCTGCGGGTTACCGTAAATTTCTCCCATGAACGGCTCAATCTGACCGAGTTTAGACGCATCGGTTTCCGGGCGGGCATCAGTTTCACCAACCCAGCCGGAAGCCGTACCGCCGAGGTTAACCAGTTTTTTATAGTTAGCACCGCCGACTGTGATGGTTGTCGCCTCCTGGCGCATCACCACTTCATCTTTCAGAAGATTAAGGATCGTGCGATCCAGCTCTTCCGGCACGGCATAGCCACCATCTTCATCCACACCGACCTGCAGAGCTTTGCGTTCAAGTTCGCGCAGCCCGTCATCTTTACCCTTACGCATAAAGCCAATGAAAGCGGTTTTATGTTCGCTTGCGGCTTTGCTCTGAGGACCACCAGCTGGACGTTTAACCTGCTTCAGTTCCTCTTCCAGCGCAGATTTAAGCTCATCCAGTTCAGACAACTTGCCGTTTAAGGTTTCAACCTCCCCCGCCAGCTTGCCCTTTTCCTGTTCAACTGCTTCCAGGCGCTTATCGTTCTTTTCTTTGAACGCATCAAACTTCGCCTGCAGTTCCTGCGCGACCTGCTCTACGTCTTTAACGTCAACTGACATAATTAACTCCTGATTAAAATTTGATGTTTTTCAGTGCATCCAGTGCGGTACTCACTTCATCAACATCACGCTGTGAAAGTGAGCTATAACCCCCGGCCATGAATGCTTTAGCCTGGGTGCGTGAGAGCCCAACATCGCGCAGGACTCGTTCAATACTTTTTTGAGAAGGGATTTCTCCGCGGGAAAATGCGCTTTTGACATCACTTACACGCGCTTCATCGTTCGACGGAAACGTGACGAGACTGACTTCCCACAGGTCGATCTCTTTGAGAAGGAACACGCCCTTAACACGGTCGTATTCCCAGTCTTTCAGCATGTAACCAATAGAAAGGCCGGTTAAAGAACCGACCTTCATGTGGGCGTGTGCGCGTTTCGAAAGGGGGTCGTCGTCAATGAGTAGCCGGCCTTTAACATAAAGGCCAACCTCATCCTCTTTCATCTCAGTGTAAATACCGATGGGTTCATCCATACGGTGCTGCCAGAGTAATGCAGGGAGAGCATTCTTTTCTTTCCATGCCTGAAGGGAGGCCGAAAAAGCGCCTGGCACAACAACATCATCGTAGCTGTCCTTTACGCCAAAAACAGAGCCATAGCCTTCAAACTCCCCGCTGTCGCTGACAGACTTTAGCTGTAGCGGAATATCCAGCCGCTGTTTAGTCATCGGCATTATGTTGTTCCTCGGTTGTTTTGTTCTTGCTGCTGTCTGACGGCTTCGTCGTCATGTTCATTGGCGTAAGGTAAATATCTCCGCCTGCGCGTGGGTTAAGTTCTTCAAGTTCCCGGCAGTCATTTGGTGAGTAAATACCCCAGTTAATGCCTGTTGAATACGCCTCAAATCGCGACTTCATATCCCCGCGCAGCAATGCGCCGGCATTGAATTTTGCGTAGTACACACCCTGCTTTGATTCCTTCACCAGCCCGATGTTGATTCGCTGCTCAATGCGGGTCATATACGGAACGAGTGAATAATTGATAAACCCCATGCCGAGGTTTTCAATATTGTTAAACGTCGAGCGGTCAGTGTTCTGCACCATGTGCATCGGCACACGGAACAGGCGGCATATTTCCTCCAGCTGGAATTTCCTGGTCTCAAGGAACTGACTGTCTTCCGCATTGAGCGCCATCGACTTCCAGTCCAGTCCCATTTCGAGAATCATTGGTCGGTGCGCGTTGCTCAGCCCAAGGTGACGATCCTCAAAATCTTTTTTCAGCCTTGCGTAAGCAGCATCAGTGAGCGTTTGCTCAGTGCGGAGTACGCCGGAGGTAACCGCGCCATTTGAGAACAACCGCGCCCCATGTTCCTCTGTTGCCATTCCCAGAGATATTGCTTCTCTTGCATAGGCTATAGGGTTCAGCCCCACCAGCCCGTCAAAGGTAAGCGTTCTGACATGCCAGATATCATCCTGCCCAAGCACATCTGTTGAGCCATCGGGGAATGTTACCTGGTAAACCGGCTGCCACTGGCTGTTAAGCTTTGGTTCAACACACCCGGGGTCAATGGGAAGAAGCTCCACCACCTCGCCAAGCGCTTTAACTTTGTAGGCGTAAAAATTACCGCGAAGACAAAGACAGACAATGACCAGTTCCCAGAACTCCTGAGGGGTCATGTAATCATTTGGCTTCATCGTCAGTAATTTATGCAGCCTTTCGGAAGTCGCTTTTTGTTTACTGTTTCCGGTTATCTTGTACAGGTTACAGGGCAGCATGCCCATCGACTCAGCAAGAACCCTGATACAACCGAAAACTGCTGTAAGCCGCATGGCTTTCTGGCTGCTTACCCTTTTCCCTGTATAGGTGTCGTAAGTCATTCCCACTGCTTCAGCGAGTTCTGCCGGAGTAGTGACAGGGGCGTCACTTTTTTTGAACATTCCGGGGAAAAACATCAGTCAGTCCCTCCTCGCGATGTTTTCCCGGCCAGCGAAAGCGTGCGGGAAACCAGCCATGACCAGATAAGGCAAAGCATACCCGCACTGATTAAGCCTCCAGGCGGATAAATCATCCATACACCAAACGAAAGCAAAATAGCGCCCATCACCCCGATCAGTGGGGCGAGAATCATCAGGATCATAACTGCCTCTTTATAATGAACGGACGCCGTAACTTTCCAGATGGTCAGAGAGGCTGTCCTGTTGTTCGCCGCCGTTTACAAGCATGCGGCTCATTGCGGTAAACAAGGCGGCAGGCCCGTCTATTTTCGCTTCTGGCGTGGATTTGTTCGGAAAGATATTGTCGTTTTTGTCAGGCTTGACGGTGACGTTAGACATCATCCAGTTCATTACAGGGTGATTGCTGTGATGGAAGCGCCCGCCGTAAACCAGCGATTCAACCTCCTTCATTGACTCGGAAAAGTTTCTGACCGTTTGCGGAACTTCCACCAGCGGCACGCCCTCTTCTGCCAGAGCGAGGCTAAACTGCGTTGCGCTCCACGGGTCGAATCCGGTTTCCTTCAGGTTTTCGCCACTAATCCATTCCAGAAAATCAGCTTTAATCTGCGCATGATCGATAACATCACCATCGGTCAGTTCCAGCTTCCCAAGCTCAGCCCATTTGCGATACATCTGCGCCATTTGAGCGGAACATTTTTCCAGCCGCCCTTCGGGTAACCAGAATTTAAAGTCTGCATGCGCGTGACCGTTGTCTGCCCGCCAGAGTTTTACTGCTGCGCAAATATCAATCTTGTGGGCCAGATCCACGCCAGCCCACATCGGGTAGGTTTTCAGCTCATGACGGGGGGCTATAAACTCACATTTTTCCCACTTAATCATGTCCATCCAGGCTGACTCAGCGGTCACCCAGATATTCATGTGTTTGGTGAAAAAGTTAACTCTGGCGGAAACCTGTTCTTTGGCCTTCTTTGCCAGGCGTCGAAGGTCATCCCAGCGCTTACAGATACCCAGCCCGGGGTTAGCCTTTTGCCAGACCGTTTCATCAAACGGATCATCATCCTTATCCAGCGTGAAGATAATGGCAAAATAGCTGTCATCCTTAACGGCTCCTTCAACATTGCTGTTGAAACCGCGCAATACCTTAATCGCATAATCACGCTGTTCGTAGCAAATGCCCTCTTTATTGAAACCGGCCGTGGTGATACCAAACAGCAAAGGTTGCAGTCGCGCGCCCGTCGCCGTTTCCAGAACGTCCCAGACATCACGGGTTTTATGGGCGTGCAGTTCGTCGATGATGGCGCAATGGATATTGAGACCATCCAGATTGTTGGCATCAGAAGAAAGAGGTTCAAATTTTGATGCGGTCTGCTCCTGGTAGATAGCCAGTTTGTTAAATTCAAACAACCGGCCCAGAGTAGGTCGGGCTTTTTTGACCATCGTTTTTGCATCATCAAATACGATTCGGGCCTGATCACGGGTTGTTGCTGCGGAATAAACCTCTGCCCCACCCTCACCATCAGCGCCAGCCATATAGAGCGCAACACCAGAAGAAAGTGTCGACTTGGCGTTTTTACGGGCTACCTCGTTATATGCAGTACGAAACCTGCGGACCATCACCGGGCGTTCACTGCCATCGTTGCGCAGCACAACTTCACCTGTCTGTTCATTTATCAGAGGTATAACAAATCCGAAGATATTGATCAGAATGAAAACATGCCAGTCCATCAACTCAATCGGCTGTCCTGCCAGTGCTCCTTTAACATGAGGCACGAATTTATAGAAATTGAGGATATGTTGTGCGCGGGGCTCGCTGAAATAGATGCCACGTTCTCCACCGTGCTTCAGATCATCAAGAAATCGCTGGCAGGAAAGACGGACAAATTCACAGGCAATAACCTCCCCGGCAACGACGCGTTCGGCGTAACGTATGCCATCAGAAACTTTAGCCATCAGTCCCTCGAATTAAGAAATTGACTTAACAGGTCATCATCGTCTGGTTTGTCTTTACTGACCTTAGACCTGCTGGAAGGAGTCATACCAAACTCCGCTAACATCGCGCGAAGTCGCTTCCAGGCATCAGCTTTCATCATGGCTGCCGGATGCGGCTTGATCATGCGTATTTCACGCTCTTTCCCTTCATCAGCATCATCATCGCTGTATACCGCATAGGTATAACCTTCCCGATCCAGCGTTTCACAATGATGGCGGTATTCCGTATATGCCTCTACCAGCAACTCCAGAGCCCTGGCATCCAGCTGAGATATGACGCCAATGGCATCAAGTTCTTCGGCCATCCGCTTAAACCAGTACTTCCCCTGCTTGTCGAAATGCTTGGGAACTGGGGGGACCCCTTTAGGTGGCTGCGGCTCGTTTTTGTTGATTGGTCGTTTGGATGGGTTACCCCTCACCAAACGCAGATGGGTAGGGGTTTTCGGCGGTCCAGACATAATCGAAAACTCCTATTAATCATCGGCTGGGGTACCCCAAAAAAAGTTTTCTAACCTGCGGCGATGTGAAGAAAGGCTAGGCGGCGGTCCCTTGGGCCCCCGGCCACAGGGATTTGATCCCCCCCCCACTACAATGATAATGATTATCATTTAATGCGTTCGCGCCCTGTTTTCGAGCGGTGGCAGGGCCAGCACAGGCTTTCGAGGTTCGAATCATCATCGGTACCCCCATGTGCCTTAGCCTTGATATGGTCAACGGTTGTGGCCGCAACAGCGCGACCATTACGCAGGCAGTTCTGACACAGATGATTATCACGCATCAGGATGCGGGCACGTTTGATATCCCACTTACTGCCGTAGCCACGTTCATGGCGGCTCTTCCCCTGCTGATGCTGCTGCCAGCCATCATTGCGATGTTGCTCGCAGTAGCCAGAGCGATCCGTTGTCGTACCAGGGCAACCGCGCTTGCGACATGCGCGAGGAATTAGCGCTGGCATGGTTCACCATTATGCAAATCAATAGAAATTTGGTTTTCAGCGTGGTTTTTATCAAGATTAAATACTGCTGTTACGGTGGGGAGTTCTCTACTCTGAGTATCTATAACCGTCGATACCTGGTTATCAAGAAGCTGTCCATTTACGGCAAGCCCATAACCCATGAAGCGCTCTCCGCGATATAGCTTAGCGATCTGAAACTTCATAACGATTTCCTTTTAGACGTGAGCCTGTCGCACGGCAAAGCCGCCAAGAGTTAACGGATTACCCAGGCTCACTACTGAAAGACTCTCTTTGATGTGCGCGTGCGATGCACATAAAAAAGCCGCCTATGAATATAGGTGGCTTTAATTACCGGAGTAAAAATTAGTTAAGTTCTATTTGGTTTTCATAAATAAAACTGTAAATATCGTCGTATTTTGCGGCGTATATAGTTGCGATATTATCCACATGTTCTGCATTCTTATTTCCGCCTTTATAATCGACAATGTAGTCATGAACGTACTGTGGTTCGACGAGCTTATCATTTGATAATATCAATTGATAAACTGCTTTAAAAAAGCGCTGTTGGTCTAGAGGATGATGCGTATCCCATGTGCTAACTTTTAACCATGAATCCAATGCTGACAGATTTGGCATATGTTCCCTCTTAAATGCTGTTTCAGAGTGAACCAGATTACCCATGATTATCATGGTTAAAAAGCATTATCGCAGGCACTCAGTGAATACCTGCTGTAATGCTTAGTCGTCGAGTTGCAACACTCCATGCTCCAGCGAGTCGGAGTATGCGATCAGCCCTGTGTATTCAGGGATAATCTCTCCATCATCCGCTTCGAATTCCGGGATTGTCCCAGTGGTGATGGTGTACTGGGGCTGGACATCTTCTTTCGCGAAGGCTGCCAGGTCTTCAATCTGCTTAGCTGTAAGAACTACTGTCATGCTCATTCCTCAGTTGTTAAAAAGCCCCGCTATTGCGAGGCTATGGGGTTGTTGTTTGACTCTCTCACCGAGTCGTAAATGCGCTCACATGTCATTCCTGCCCGATAACGTTCGTCAGCAATGTCAGCATAACGTTTAGCTTCTGCTGCAATATCTCCGAGCATGTTGGCGAGCATTCCGGCGCTGGCGTCGGTTGTTTTGCTTCTGACGGCAGCGGCAAGATCTGCGGTGTGCTTTGCGGCGTCCAGGCGGGCGGCAAGCTTTGTTGCTTCGGTGCGCAGCTGGCTAACAGTGGCAGACAGACCAGCAGCAGTGGCAGCTGATTTAGCAGCTTTCGCTTGTGCATCTTTAACAGCCTCATCACGGGCAATAATGCGCCCTTGTTCAATCATGCGGGCAGCGGTCTGCGCGTTCGCTGTTTGCGATGATTCGGCGCTGTCACGTTCTGACCACTTTTTTTCCCAGCCCCGATCACTCCAGACATTTCCGCCGATGAATGCGACGGATACCAGAAGCGCAACGACAATAAGCTGAGAACGAATGCTCATAGCAGGATTACCCCCACAAACAGGAACCATCCCCAGCCTGAGATGCCGAAACACGCCAATATCCCGGAGGCAATGAAACAAATGCTACTCGGGCTCATCAAAATACCCCCGGAACTGATACCGGAATGCCTGGGTTAAGCGGCCCGAGCTCATCACCAAGAACCTGAGGTTTTTCTGCCCACAGGCAAACTTCACGCTCAATCTCACGCCGGGTGATTAAACCCTTCCACTGTTTTCCATCAGCGTATGTCCAACGTCGCAGTTGTTCACATGCGCCTTTCGAATCACCCTGGTTGATTTTCCGTAACAGTGTGGAGGTTTTGAAGTTGCCAGCACCGACGTTGTACGCGAACGAGTAAAGTGCACCGCGCATTGTTGCCGGGATTGGGGCCTTGATGTAGGGGTTAATCTGACGGGCGACAATATTCAGGTCTTTATCCAGCAGCGCCTGACATTCTGCTTTGGTGTAGGTCTTGCCGAGGATAATATCTTTACCAGTATGGCCCCAGCATACCGTCCACACCCCAACAACATCCCGATAAGGCTGATAGCGCACTCCTTCAAGGCCATCATTACCCGTTGGGCCAGTAATCAATGCCGCAGCGATAGCAATAGCGCCAGCGGGTATAGCTGCAATAACGCTATTCTTCAGCTTTGGTGGCATAGCCATTGCGCCGATCCTCCCGTTCTTTCCAGCGGAAATACCAGTTCACTGCACAGGTGATTACCGTGCATGCGATACCGACAATAATTGCCCAGTCGCTCAGGCTTAACCCTGCAATTCTGTCGGCCAACATCCAGGACACCTCTTTTGCTGTTTTAGCTGTT